TTCCTGCCCAACCTGGACCAGGAGAACCTGCTGTAGTTAAAACAGCTTTCAACATACTATCTGCTGGTGTTCCCAAGCCAAGACAATTCAAATTAGCTGTCACATGGGTATCATCATCCCAAGCTTCCAATGTGGGTTCTGTAGCAGTTGCTCCATCAAAAGCCAAACAAATAACATACCTATGGTCCCCAGAATTTGCCATAAACATTTCTTTTAATTCTTGACCAACATCTGATACATCTAATAGAAATGTATGGGCAACTTCAACTGGGATTGCTTGAATTATTGTTGCAGCCTCATTTAGCTCTGCCGAGCTTGGAGTAGGTTGCCCATCAGCAACCGCAGCAGAACCAGCAGAAAAAATAAGCTTGTCATTTGCCAAGTCCATCTGGATAAAATCAGTTGGGTCTGCAACTCTTGTATTGTCATCATTCGTATGATTTACATGTACAACAACATTAGTCACCATAACTTTTTACCTCCTTACTTAAAAAATTAATCCCCGCTTCGGTAGAATACTATATTAAATCTAGACCATTTATAGTAATCTGACCCAGGAGAAATAGATTTAAAAATACAATTTGAATATGTATTATGATTTACTACTAAATCTGCCAAACCAGAACCAAAAGCAGCAGCAAGCCCATTAATGTAAGCTTCCAGTTCTTGCCTACTTGTTTTTTTAACCCAACCTGATATATTAATAGTTTTAAGACCTCCACCCCGTCTACGTAATATAGCACCATCAGAACGTGGAATTTTATGAATCTCAATTTCATTTTCTGTATCCACATTCATATGGCAAAAATCGCCCACAGCTACACCATTGAAATAACAATTTGACATTATTCTAACCCCGCCCCTATTCTACTTTTGTTTTTTCTATCTGCTTCTGGTTTTATAGTTTGTCTTGTCAAGGCTGTTAAAGTTCCCTCTTGTTCCATTACGATTTTTTCTAGTTCATCTAAGCGGCCTTGTAATAATGTTAATAAACCTGTTCTCTTAGAAGGTCCTAAAATAGTTTCAATTTTTTCTGATTGACCTATCATTTTCTTTATAGCTTCTATTTCCTCATTAGCTTCTATAGTCTTTAAATCTATCCTACGTCCTCCAATCTCTACGTAACCTGCTCCTATAGTTGGTTCCTTACCTTTTGGTAACTCTGGACCCTTTCCATTTTTCTTACCCCTGCCTAACCAATCAATCTCTGCTAAAGCACCTGCTTTTATCTTTATCTCTTCAATTGTTGCGGCCATGTCTGCTTTAAATTGCTTATTAAGTAATCTCCAAGGCTGTTGAAAAGTAAGAAGCCCCATAGCAGCTAATTTTAAACTTGGACCAATTGCATCAACCAAAACAAATAATGCGGCAAAGTACCCCTTAACTATTGACAATTCCCCAATAAAACTTCCCAACTTCCAACTAGCTATAGCAATTCCAATAACTAAAACAGCTTGCCAAATAAAAAGAAGCACTCCTTTCAAAGTTCCCAAAATAACCGAACTTAGTGTAATTTTCAATCCCAAAGATGCCCATAATGCGTTTAGAGCCACCATTAAAAATACAATATTCATCATACCACCAAATAATTGTAGGATTAAACCAACTACAATCATTATTGGGCGTATTACATCTCTAATACCTTGTGGTAATGCTAACCATGCTTCAGCTATAGCTTTTACTGTCACTATAACTATTTTTCCTAAACCAATAAAGACACTCAAAGTGTCTTTTACAATAGCTCCTAATTCTCCCTTTTTAAATGACTCAATAAATCCTTCTATACCCTTTCTAATACTACTAAAAAACTGTAAAACATCTTTAGCTGTTAATGTTGCTAACCAATTTTTAAAATCAACGGCTAGCTCCTTTATTAAATTTGTAATAGGTTTTAAAGCATCTTGAACTCCTACAATAATAGTTCTAAAAATACCCATCCTATTACCGATATTAACTATATCAACAATGAAATTTCTTACAAAAAATATTGCATCTGCTAGTGGGTTTTTAAATTTCTCAGAAAATGCTAATCCAAGGTCTACAACAGATGCTGCCAAATCCCTAACTCTACCTTTAACAGTTGTCCTAAAAGCTTGGGACATATCCTCAGCAGTTCCTTTTGACCTTTCTAAAGCAGCGGTAAGTTCACTTAAAGCTCCAGAACCTCTACTTAATAATGCAACCATACCAGGACCACCACGTAAACCAAAAACCTCCATAGCTTGGGCAGCAGTCATTCCTGCATTTTTTAAATCTCGTAAAATTGATGCAAAAGGCTTTAATTTACCAGAAGAAGTTGTAGCAACTACTCCTAAGTCATCTAATATCTTCTTTGATTTTTGTGTTGGTGAAATTAATTCAGAAAAAGCTCTACGGAGTGTCGTTCCGGCGAGGGAGCCCTTAAGCCCAGCGTCGGACAAAATTCCAATTGCTGCAACGGTCTCCTCTATGGAAATTCCCATACCAGCAGCAACTGGAGCAACATATTTAAAAGCTTCGCCCAACATACTAACATTAGTATTAGCTTTTGATGCTCCTAAAGCTAAAATATCCGTGACTCTTCTTGCCTCTCTACTTTCCAAATTAAAGCTTCTTAGAGCCGCAACCACTATATCCGCTGATTCAGATAATTCCAAGTTATCAGCAATTGCAAGATTTAAAACTGGTCCAATGGAAGCCAAAACTTCTTTTGTATCAAACCCCGCCCTTGCTAAAACTTGCATTCCTTGTGCCGCATCAATAGCAGAAAAAAGAGTCTCTCTTCCAAGCTCTAAAGCCATAGTAGTCATCTTAGAAAGAGAATCTGCGGCAGCATTTCCACCTTCCTTCATAATGGTAAATGCCCGAATCATCTCATCTTGAAAATCTGCGCCAGTTTTAGCAGCTAAAGCAAAACTACCAACCAACGCAGCAATTCCAATTTGTAAGCCTTTTATAGCTACATCTGAAACTTGCCTAAATGCCTCACTAATTCCACCAGTCAAACCTTGACTTAACAAAGAAAAGTCACGAATCAGTGAAGAAGCCTGTGCAAGGTTGGCTCTAAGTTTTGAAGTTGAAGCCGAAATCTCAACAGATATTTCCCCTACTTTTACTATTGGACTCACCCCCTAAAACTATATTACAATTTCTTTTCTTCCATCTTCTCTTGTTTGTTCTTTTCCACCCATAGCTTTAAAATCTGATATAGATAGTTCCTCATTAGGATTTTCTTCATTATTATTTTGTTTATCATATCTTACTCTTATAACTTTTAATAATGAAGTTATCTGGCCCAAATCCAAGGACTTAATATACTCAATAGTCCATCCATATTCTTTGGCCAAAATATCAACAATTTCTGCCCAGTCTATATCGTAATCCATATTATTATGCTTCTATTTTTGCTTTTTGCCCAACAATAACTTTAATAATTTCTTGAAGGTCTGCTAAATCTACTAATTTACCTACTTCAGATTCCTCTATTTTATTTGACCCTTTTAAAGCTATATAAACAAGATGTTTAATATCATTTAATAATTCAATATCAATATCCTGTTGTTTGTTTTCTAATTTTACAACTAGAGGCCAAATTTCAATTAAGTCATCTATGGGCAATGGTAAAACAATATACGCATTACCGTCTCTTAAAGTAATAGATAGACCCTTCCTTTTGATAACATTTTCATTAGCCATTTATATATCTCCTTTTTATTTCTGCAATTAATCTATAATGTTATTAAACTTCTACGTCTTTCTTTCTCCACTCTAAACGAGAAGCAACAAAAGCATTCTGAGCTGAGGTAATTTCAGCCGATACTAAGACCATGTTAGTCAAAGTAACAACTATACCACCGCTATTAGCACCCGCTTCCAACTCTAATGTTTCAGCAGTACCAAAAGTAGGCTCTGTTGCATCATAGTCAGCAGATTCAGCAGTAACTACTAATGATTGGTCTCCAGGTTCTATATCTAAAGGATAACGATAATCCCCACCACGAAACTCTTGAGGATTACCATCGTATCTAACTGTAATGCCTGTGCAGACTCCAATATAAGTAGCTCCCTTTTTAATCTTACCAACCGAAAATTTACGAGTTCCCATTTGAATTTCCTCCTTTTTCAATTATTTTAAATTTTTAAATCCCAACAACTAGAATTATTACATGGTCAGCAGCACAGTCACCGTCGGCAATAGTTATAACATTATCATCTAAAGTAACATCATATTCAGCTCCATCTGCCAAATCAATAACTTTAGCAACATTAACTGTTGTTAAAGCAGCAACTGTAACTGTATCAGCATCACTAATTGAAGTAACTTCCAAGGTTAAATGTTTCTTCAAATTAGTAAGCGTTTGTCCTTGCCCTTGGTCTTTCACTATATAAGTCTTATCTGCCATTTTTTATTCCTCCTTATTTAAAAATTTTAACAATCTCCACCATATCCTTCCATAACTACATCAAAAGTAATTACCAAATGGAAAACTTTTGTATCATCTTCCCAAACTGGAACACTATTTGATTTCCATAATTGATAAACCTTTGGGTCATTTGTTAAATAAGATTTCTTATCTATATTTAACAAAATTTGCTTTGCAATTAAACCTGCTGTGGTTCTCTGTCCAGAACCTTTAGTCCAAACATTTATTCTCAAATCAGCAAAATAATCATTGGTCAAAGAATCAGTTGGCCCATCCATAGTCTCTATGGTAATTTGTGGATAGTCTGTTTCTATATTCCCAACTGGTTTTCCTTCCATATAAATTCTACTACCAACGTAAGCAGTAATAGTAGAATCTGCTAGTAATTGGTCTCTAATTAATTTAATTAAATCTAACATTATATTACTTCCTGAGTTAATATTCCTTTTTTCCCACCACCATAGTATCTACCAACAGATGCCTTCATAATAGCATCTTCCATAGCCCTTCTAAATTTTTCTTCCATCAACGCTCTATTTTTTAACCTTAAAAAACCAGTATCAACTGGTGCAAAATATTTTGCATCTGTCATTACAGAATCAACAACCTCAACCATCTTCTGACCTAATTCACTATAAGCTATGTCATTGAATTTCTGTATTTTATTTATTACTTCATTGACTCCCGTTATTTTTGCATTAACGTCCATAAAAATTCCTTATAATAAATCCAAGCGTGCTAAACGTAGTTCAAGATGATGAAGTTTACTTCTTTCAAATAATTCATCAACTTTAAGCACTTTAAATAATATCTTCGCTACCACATACAAATCCTCTATAGTCAGATACAACCACACCTCCCTGAGTTTCAATACGGAACCCTTCACTGGTTCGTGTCCTCTCTGGGTCTACTCTTATTTTTAAAGCTGAGTTTATTATCGGCGCTGTTGGATAAGATAGTATTATTTCGCCATAAATATTTGTCAATTTTACAGCTTCGTCGGAATCCCAGGGTCTTTTTTGTATGGCCACTTGGTTTAACAATGCTTCAAAATTAGCATCACAAGAGTCTCTTACAATTGCTTGTATATTAAATTGTGTATATAATTTTTTTGTTGTATCTGGCATTATTTTACCTTAATTTTCTCTTTTCTTACATTTATTGTAACATTCTCGCCATTATTACTTAAAACTAGTTCTAACCAGGTATCTTCTCCTAAACTTTTAAAAATTCTCCTGGCAATCATTTTAGTTTGCTCTGTATTTGGGTCAAGTATGAAATCATCAGTCTGCCAAAATAGGTTTTTGGAGTTTTTTCTAGCAGATAAAGTAAAGAGTTTTTTATCTTCTTCTCTTTGAAGCTGGATAGATGTTATATCTTCTGACCAGTTTTTTCTAAAGGAAATTTCATTAGAATCCCAATCAGAAGTTACTGTTTGCCCATCTTTCTTGTGTAATATCCAACGAATTCCCATTATCTTACATCTGTTCCTTTATCCATTAAAAAATCCCCATAGGCACAAGCTATGAGGTTAAATTTAGACTACTTGACTCATTCACTTGTGGCCTATTTTTTATAACCCAAATATCACCAATGACTTGTGGCTATTTAAGCCCAAATATGTATATAATTACTACTCTCCACTATTATTATACGATAGAAAAGAACAATTGGGACAAAATATTTTAAAATAATTTAGCTAGTAAATGAGTACCCAAGTAAAAAGTCTATAAGTCTAACTCCTGCAACATTTTCAACAGAAGGAACCGCTATCTTAAGTTTTATGTGTGCTTCGCTACCAACTCCAATATCATCTGGATTAGAACCACCAGCACCTGCATCGTTTAGTGCTACAGCATTTGCTAAACTATCCATTTGGGCTGTTCTTAGATTATACTCAT